TAGCGTAGTCCCTAACGCTCTTTCAGCCATTGGCTTCGTCCTCCTTAAAAAAATCTTGACTCCTGCCTTAAGTGCCTGTCGCTGGAGTAAATGTCGGTTTACCAGATACCTTAACAGTCGCTGTGAAAGCTAATGGGTCCTCTAGATCTGCGTTAGTGCCAAAACCGGTCACAACGCCGGAAAAGCTCCAGCTAGACCCCTCTGGAAAGTCAATTACAAAAGCTCCCTCGTCACCGCTTTCAAACAAATCATACAACTCCTTCTGCCCTTTGCCGGAAACAGAGTTAAGGTAACCCTCTAACGACACCTCACCGGCATCCTTGAACCCAGCAATAAATTCGCGATAGCCGCCATCACTGTCCAGAGTGGTTACGTCTATAGTGTCCGCAGATAACTCCAAGCCTCCTATGCTGGTCAGCCCCGCAACAGCAGTCCCGTCTACTGTCAGCGTAGTCCCTAATGCTCTTTCTGCCATTTGCTTAATCCTCCTTAAAGTAAATTTTGAAGCTGATTACCTTGCGATACAGATCCACCTGTGCCTCGTAAAGCTCAACGCCTTCACCCTCAAAAATAATCTCGTCAATAAGAGGCCCGGTGGTCGCCAACCGCTTGCCCTCAAACCCCATAACTAACGCTTGCACTTCGCGGGCCAGACTCCTGACGCTTGCCGCCCGGTCATGGATCACGTTAAGCTCCACCGTTACGCCTTTGCTTTTGTGCCATCCTTCCAGGCTCTTGTCGTAATCCCCCAGCGTGGTAGTGTAAATAAGATAAGGTGCTTCCGTGCCCTCTGGTGCGCGCATCGGGAACACCTTGTTATTTAAGCTGGTTATGGTTACTAGCTCGGTTCGCAATGCCGCCTCAAAGGTCATAGAATCACCTCAGCTTGTCTATACGTTTAGCCAGCTCGTCAACAACTGTCCGCTCGATCAGCCGCTTATTGTCCACCAGGGCATCACGCAGGTAATGGTACCCTGGCACATAACCGCCATCCCGGGTTATGAAGCCGTACTCTTGAGAGGCCGGGTAATAATAACGCTTGCCGTCCTTGGTGTATTTGACAAAAATATCATTCTTGGCTGGATCTATTACTACTTGGTAGACCTTCTTGCCTCGCTTGCGAAGCTTTTCACCTTTAAGGATAATGCCATTCGACAGTTCGCCCGTATCCCAGGGTGCTTTAGCCCTGGCAGATTTTAGTGCAATACTGGCACCCTTCCTGGCCGCTGGAGTCACACATTTCTGTGGCAACTTGCCTAACTCACGAATAGTGCGCTCCAGTTCCTTCATACCCTCAATTTTGAAGTCTACCCGGGCCATTATTTCACCTTCTTGCAGTACATGAGCAGTTCCCGGTTGAGATTCTTGACGTTAATGGCTGACAGGATCTCATAGGTTCCTTCATCGTCCTGCACCCGCATCTCATTCTTAACGCCACGGATAAAGCGGGTCCTGAATTTGACCTCGACTTTGCTTTGGGTTTGTTCAGCAGCGAAAAACTCATTACCAAGCAACGGTTCCTTGCTTGCCCAAACACCCGCCGCATAGCTTTCCCAGGTATCTGTCGGCTCTCCTTCGGCATCATATCCATTTATGAGATAGAGAATGTCTATTTTGTTTCGGTAATCCCTCATCAAAAACACCTCAAGTCTGCTCGTCCATTGCCTTCAATGCCTCTTCCCTGCCTCTGACACGCCTACCGTCAGGCAACTCATAATATCCACCGCCGACATGCTTTAGCTCATCTTCCGGGGCCCCCGGGGGTTTAGTATCTACAGGCGGTTCCTCAATTGCTGGCCCTACATATCCCTTGCTTTGCAGGTACTTCCCCCTCTGATCATCGTCAATTTCATAAACAGATCCAGGAGCGTATTGGATTTTTGTCAACTTACATATAAAAGCCCTAACTACCGGATATTTCATGTGATCACCCCTCTATAACCTGTACTATAGTTTTGCCGCCTTCATCCGGGGCACTTGCAGCCGTTAAAGTAATCCTGCCGCCCAAAAAACGGGGGAAATAAGGATACGGGCCGAATACTCTTGCAGATTGCGCTGCCACACTGATCTGTAGGGCGTTACCTTCAGAGTCATACAAAGAGGCCCAGGCTGGAGTTGTTCCCCCTGTGAACTTGACCTCTTCGACCGCGGCCTGAAATACTCCTGAGCCATCACCCGACGCCTCAGCGGTAAAGCCTGCAATGCCATCGTCTTTGTCGTTTATTGCCGTCACTATCAATACGGCTGTGTTTTTAGTATCGTCCGGAGTCCCTTCCGCATCGACTGCCAAAGTAATAATTACCTTCTTGCCGTTCAACTCAACGGCAAGATCTGTTGCTTCTTCGACTTCGGTAGGCACCACTACTTCAACACTGTATTCATCCCCAACTGCCCCCGGTGCATCAGCAGTAATAGTTACAACCCCGTTAGTCCCTTCGCCAATCTGGGCGCTGGCATTGGTGTCGTCGATTCTGAGCAGGTGCTCCATCGTCATTGTTAGTGCTGTGTTGGGCGCATTATCAATAGCTATGTGCAAGGGGCGCACCGCCAGGGGGATGTTAATGGAGGCGGCTTTGGCTTCTCCGTCCCATTCGATAGATGTCGTTGCAATCTTGCGCTGGTTAGCCTCCGAGTAGCTTTTCGGCAGATTCACTCAGTCTCACCTCCATAATCCTTGATTTGCAAAACAATGCTGGTCAAGACTTTTTCTAGTTCCCCCCTGGGATCACCGTCATGTAATATCTTCACTTTGGTAGCGACCGCCACCTGGTATAAGGCATACTCTTCATCCCCGCTAGTTAGCGGCGTTTTTACTCCTGCGTTTTTTAAGTATTGCTCAGAGGCTAAAACAAGGGGACTGAGAACGCTATCGCTCTCAGTCCCGTAAAACCCTAACAGCTCCTTGGTAAATTCCAATAAGTCAGGCATCACAATGCCCCCAATCATTAAACTTCTGGGACAACCTTTGCAATTCTGAAAGCAGAAGACAGTTTCTTGTGCTGATCAATCCAGGCAGTCATTACCCAGATGTATTCACCTTTGTCTACGTCTTTGTCAGAATCGTAAATAACCTGCGGATCGTAGTTAAGGTGCAGGTAGCTGAAATCCCCAACAATAGGCCGACCGTAAATACCATCGGTATCATAAACCGCAGCAGCATCAGAGAAGAATACCGGCTTACCGATAATCTCTTCCGGTTGTTTGCCATACAGGGTCATTCCGTTGTTGCTGAGGGTCTTCAGCATAGTCACATAGTCGCTGTAGCGCATGCAGACCTGGGCGTTTTCGCGGAAATCCTCATGCAGGTCAGCAATGGCATTGGTGATTGCCTCAAACATATCGGTGCCGTCGACTTCTTTAATAACAGAATTACCGCCTCCATCAACTTCATACAAGGACATATGTTTCTCAGCTGCAACTACTGGACGGGGTGAATTAGGAGCGGTTCCGTGAGCAAAGGATACTTTCTTTTCCTTGGCAGCCAAACCGGAGCGCAGAGCATTCTCAACATAATTCACCAGGTCGAGGTCGGAGCCATGTAACACGGTATCAGATATCCGGACTTTAACCTTAAACTTGTTCTTGCCGAACGATACCTTGTCGCCGGTGAGCGCGATTTCTTTCGCAGTGCCTTCATCGGTTATAAAGGCGTCATCGTCCAACTCAAAAGCGATTTTTGGTAGTTCAAGCCCCGCAATGGAACTCATAGTAATCCGGCCGCGAAGCGGGTTTGTGACAAAGGGCTCATGTACCAATTCCTTGTCCTGCGTAGTAGGCAGTAGGTTTTGCCCAGTGGTGGTATTTCCGCTCGCCGGTATTGCCCGAAGCGGAGGTTCAGCTAAGGCATTCAGGATTTCTTTTGCTTCGGGAGTCACTTCGCGCCCGTATACCTTGGCCCGGATGAATTCAGCTTTTGCTGCTATAATACGATCAGCATCGGTTTTAGCGCCGGCAAACTTGTCTCGCTTTACCTCGGCTTTCATTTCTTCGTCCATTTTGTCATGTTCAGACTTTATCAGGTCAAACCTAGTCTGTAAGTTTGCCTGTTTGGTCTGCAAGTCTTTGACTTCTTCGATGGGCACAGACGGGTTGGCCGCTTTTGCCATCAGTTCCTCAGTAACCCTTTTCAGCTCGGCACCAACAAGAGACATATTTTCTTTCAGTTCATACAGCGTGCTCATTATTACATTCCTCCTAAAATATTATTGATTTGGGAGAGCGTCTCCCGGGACTTAGCAATAATCGACTGCCTTGCTTCTTCGTCCTCTTTGCTTTTTGAAGTTGCTTTAAGCGCTTCTGGTACGTTTTTGAACGTTTCCAACATCTGAGTATCAGCGCAAGCAGCGACTTGCTTGTCCTCCAGCACCTCATTACACAACCCATATGCCAGACAGTCCTGCGCGGTCAGCCAGGTTTCAGCGTCCAGCAGTTCAATTAGTTTGTCCTCTGTCAGCTTATCCCCTGCCTTATCTAAATAGGCGGGGAGCATCGCTTCCCGGATCTTATCCAATTCATCTGCTGTTTTCCGCATATCCTGTGCGTTACCGACACAACGTGCTATGGGGTTGTGTATCATCATCATGGCGTTGGCGGGCATATAAATCTTATCCCCGGCCATCGCTATGAGGCTGGCAATACTTGCAGCAATGCCGTCCACATAAACATGTTTTTCAGCACTGTGCCTTTGCAAGATTGAGTAAATGGCCTGTCCCTGGAATACGGAACCACCATAAGAATTAATATAAACATTGAGCGTCTTGATATCGCCCAGCGCGTCTAGATCCTTCTTGAAGTCAGCTGCGGTTACGTCAGTGTCATCCCACTTCCACGAAACAATGTCGCCATAAATAAAAACCTCCCCGGTGTTATCCGCGGAGTTCTTGATCTCCCAGAATTTTTTATTCACCTACTCACTTCCTTTCCCGGGGTTGGTCTATGGGATATAAGTCGCCGCTAAGATAGAGCTTTTCTCCCCCAGGCATTGGAGGCAACTCCTCCCAAGCCCGAATCTCATTCGGGGTGAACAGCATCGAACGAACACCTTTGAAATAAAACTCTCCGCGGGTCTTCATGTCGCCACGGAGCAGTGCATTCAGATTAAACTTGAAGTATAACCCCCTCCTTCGTTCAGTAGTCGTTAGCAGTTTACGGTTAAATTCCTTTTCGTACTGCGTGACGATGGGGGTCAATGTGCTTTGGACATATTCCAGTGCCATCTGCTCCATACTGGCATAATTTATCCCTTCGGTTTCCCCCAGCATGTGAGCTGGCATATTATAAACGCTTGCTACACGTGTACGAGTGATGCGTTCTACTTCAAAGACCCTGGTGTCGATAAACTCCCGCTTTATTGGGTCGATAGTAGTGCCGGATTCCTGGATCAACACGCCCCCGTTCTCCTGATAAAACCGCTTAAAACTATTTAATACTTCTTTCTTTTTCTCATCGTTAAGACTGGTTGCCATTTTAAGTATGAAGCTGGCTTTAACAGCCCCGTCGGCTTGATCAAGAGTGAACTGTTTAACCTTGTTGTCAAATTCAACAGTATTTTTGAGAACATCAATAGGACTGATTCCCTTATAACCAATAGTGTGAATATGCTTAACATGGATCATATCCATGTTGTGGACATAGTACCTGCCATCATCCCCCTCCACCTCATACCACAGCTCTTTAGTCTTGGCTTCTATGACCGGTGTTACTTTATTGGGGTCCAGTATCCACAGAGCAACCGGCTGATAGGTGTTATCGTATTCTTTGAGAGCGTATCCATTACCGGTTGTGTCACGGAATGCCTCCAATGTACGAATAAAATCAAAACTCGTCATATTTGGGTTAGGACTGTTACTCAAAAGATCAGCTATCCTGTGGTCAGTGATCGGCGCATAATCCTTGTATAACTTCAAGGGTAGACTTCCCATAGAGTTTGATAGCCTTGATACAGCGGCGAATATGGTTTCGTTGGTCGCCAGGGTATGGGCGGATCGGCGTGTAAATATGTTATGAGGCTCAAACCAGGATCTAAAGCGGTCATATATTGAGGCTTGCGGCTCTTCCCTTGCCCTAAACAGCCCCTTGATTCTCTGCCATATACCCAAAACATCACCTCCGTAGCAGGTCATTTATTGACATAAATCCAACTCCGCCTGCTCCTTGTGGGGTAGACATCAGCTTCATCGTCTCTGTGTGTGCGTTCAGCCAGGCCGCGAATCCGTCTATCTTGCGGTAACGGCCTTGTCTAGTTGGCAGCCAGTTGCCGTTTCTGTCATCCACCAGCTTGACGTTATTTAAGTACCATCTAAATAGCTTATTGCGGTTAAAAACCACTTTCCCATCAAGCAGCAGTTCCTTTATATCCTTTAGTGCCGGCGACAGAGTTAATGCCCCCTGCCTGACCACCTTTAACCATTCCTCTCCTCCGTATAGCTTCAGGTCCTGAGTTAAGCGGAAAGCCTGAGCCGGGTCATAAGCAATCAAGTATATTGAGTATTTTTTTGATTGCTCTATAAACCAGTCGTAAATATCCTCTTTGGTGACATACGGCCCTTTACATATGGTCAATAGCCCGTCTTTTTGCCACTCTACAAAGGGTAGATTCTCCTGGTTAATGTCCACTTTCTCCTGGGGAATCCAGGAATGGGATAAAACAAAAACCCGCCCATCATCAAGCGGGAACTCTAAGCATGCTGACGTAAAGTCCTCTGTGTTAGCTAAGTCGTAAGCACCGACGCAAAGCCGCCCGGCTAATGTTTCCGGGTCGATGTATCCGTCGTTCTTCTTAATGATCTCCCAGGTAACAAAACTCTGTTCATCAGACTGTACAAACAGATTTAAGCGCTTAGTGATAAAATCATTTCGTTCAGCTGGGATGTGTTTTCTCTGCTCCCACTCCTCGATCATGTCCTCTAGGCTGACGGAAATCCCCATGTTGGGGTTTGCTTTAATCCAGGTGGTGGTGTCCTCGATGTCGTCCTCTTCATCGAGTTCGGCAATAAAATAAAAGGCCCGGTCGTCCTGAATAACCCCCTCCAGAACATCTGTGCCTTTTTCGTAGTAGTCCATCAACGGACCGTCCAGCTGGTACCCTGCCGTGGTGATGTAAATGATCAGCGGCTGGGTCCTTGATACGGTACTGTTTTTAATGACGTTGATCAGTTTGTAGTTTTTATACTCATGGATCTCGTCAAAAATCCCTAGGTAACAATTTAGGCCGTCAAGCCGTTCACTATCTGATGCTTGCGGTTCTATCTTTGAGTTGGTTGCATCATAATATATCGCGTCCCGCAAGGCCCGGAAGTATTTCCTCAGCTTCGGGCTCGCCTTAACCATTGCCTTGCACTCGTCAAAAGTTAACCGGGATTGCTTCATGGCGTTGGCTAACTGGTAGACCCTGGCCCCATTTTCACCGTCTTTGGAAGACCCATACAGTGATAATCCTGACACCTTTACCGTTTTCCCGTTTTTTCTACCGGTATATATAAGCCCTTCGCGGAATCTCCTCAGCCCGGTTTCTTTGTGAACCCAACCATACAACGACCCGATCCAGAAGTGATCCCAGGGCTGCAGATCCATTCGTTGAAAGTCTCCCTGGCTGGGTTTGCAAAACCTCTCCATGAACTGGATAGGCCGCAAACCCCTTTTTTCGTCAAATCTATAAGGGAAATCGCCTTTTTTGGCCCGTTGTAGGTCGTCTAAATGCCTTTGACAGGCAAGTTTTACCTTCCGACTGGTAATAATTTTACCGGCAACAGCGTCTTTGGCATACTTAGTCGTCAGAAGTTTAGAATGACTCAAAATCATCCCCGCCTTCGCCGCCCTCGGTAACTGTCTTGCGCTGGGCAGCCGTCAGGCCAAGGGACTTCAAGAGCTGATTAAGCACCTGAGCCGTTTTAGTAACTTCTATTGCCAAGGGGTTCTTTACCAGGTTTGTGGCACCAGCTTTATTTGTGTGCTCAACCAAATATCCGGTCTTTTTGAGGTCTTTCAGCATGTCATTGTACATCTTGCGCGTTGAACAGTACAAATCAATTAGTTCATCGTCCGATGGATTATATCTGCTACCCAAGTATGATTTTATCGTGTAATACAATTTTGGCTTAGCCACCTTCTGTGCCCCCTTTCATGCGATTCGTTCCGCAGTGTACGGGAAGAAGGCCACTCGGTTTTGATACGAGTATCCTATTTTTGGCAGGCAGGGGGGGGTCATCCCTTGATGATTCTCGCCCTCCTCTTTTTCTCTGACACCTCTTTTGCATCACCTGTGTGTATTTGGTTGTGGCAAGTTGAGCAGAGGCTGATGAGGTTGTCCATTACCAGCGCAAGCTCAGGGTATTTGTCTAGTGGTTTGATATGGTGTACTGTGTTGGCCGGCTGGAGCCTCCTTCTTTTCAGGCACCTTTGGCAGAGGTAGTTATCCCGGGTTAATACCGCCTCGCGTACTCGCTGCCACACTGCTGTATGGTATAGAGGATGTGACCTATAGGCGTTCATGCCTCCACCTCGATATAAAACTCATACCACGTCAAGCCTCTACTCCTGCACGGCTGCACATGCGCCGGATAGATAACCAACCGTCCATCCCCGTATTGCTCCCGGAGTTTCAATACAGCCTCATCTACCGTCTGGGCGAATATCCTGCCCGGTTGCACTAGCATCTCTGTCTTACTTGTCATAGAATCTCACACAACGCTGTGATTCAGAATGATAAATAACATAATAATCCAACGATCCATCCGGTTTGACCCGCTTGTCCAGGACCTCAAATTTGCCCTTATAGTGGCCCTTGTACTTCTTCGCTACAGCTTGCTTTTCTCTTTTGGTCAAAAGCTGACGCATGGTAACCCCCAACAAAAAAACCCCCGGAGACCAGCGACGATCTCACGGAGGCTTTTCGTAAGTATTTGACACTATCAATATATCACAGAAACCATCTCAAGTAGTGCATAAATAGTGCATGCCA